AAGTGTTGCGAGAATTTTTTGATTGTCTGCCATTAAACGGCGTGCCATTTCAACTCCACTTGGAATTGAAAGTTCATCTTCAATGTCGGTAAGTTCTAAAAACCTTGAAAACGAACCTGGTGCGTAAGCATCTAATGCACGAATTTCTTCGGCAATTTGGTCTACTGCACCAAAAACTTCTTCGTATAAATTTCCAAAAAACTCATGGTATTGTGGGAAGTTTGAACCTTCCACATTCCAATGATAGTTGTGTGCTTTGAGTTGAAATGCATAATGGTCTGCAAGAACCTTACGCATCATTTCGATTAAAATTTCCATAGTGTGTTATTTATTCGTTTTTAAAAGTTTAACTAATTCTGCGGTTGAACCTACAAATACTGCCTTATCTACATTGACATTTTTAACGGATGATGCTTCTTGTGGCGATAAGTCTTTACGGCGTTTTTGTATTTCTAATAAATCTTTGTTCAAGTCTGCCAAGTTTTTGATTAATCCGGCAGCCACTTCGTAAGCTCTAGGATGTTCGGATGCTTTTGCAACATTCAACAAATCATCCATTGCTTGATTACCTTTTTCAATGAGATTGCGAATATTGCATCTGGCAAAATTTGCATCATCATCTACTGCGCCATTTGCAAGTGTTGTATCTACGACAACAGGTGTAGTATTATCGACAACAGGTTCTACAATTTCAAATTCGATAGGTTCAATGTCTAGTGCTTCAGATAATTTTTCATTCAATTTTTTCATGTTATATTGGGCCACTCAGTAATTGTTTCAGCAAATCCAAATTCGTCATCAGGGTCACTATCTTGTGGAACTGCGGTAGTCACAATCTGAACCACTTTAATAGGTGCTTTTTCTACTGAGGTAATTGTATATTTTGCTCTACTGTAATCACCACGAATGACATTGTTTGCTTCAAGTGTCTTAGTTAAGTCGCCTATAATTAAAGTACCTGTATTACTGTTACTGAAATAAACTACTTTACCTGTAATTTCTCCGTAACTCTCCACTCTAATAGTTTCACCTGTGGTAAAATAATTATTTCCGTTTGCATAATCTACGGTAACTTGTTGTGTTATTCTATCACCTGGTTCATTGTAAATATTTGTAAATGCACGACCATATGAAATGCCGCCTGGTGCAGCAGTATTTGCATATGCATCTCCAATTAAACCAACATCCGATTTAACTGGTGGCCATAAAAATGATTTAACTGTAAATTCTAAATCCCACAAAATAAGTCTTGTAGAAGAAAAATCGCCTTCATAATCTGTTGTGGTGTTAACAGAATTTAGAATAACTGGCATGTCATATTTTCTTCCCATTTCATTAATAAAATTAACTGAAACAGTAAAGTCTGGTGTAAAAAACGGTAAAATTTGTTCTACGATTTGTGTTCCATCTTCCGTATTTCTCACATAAATTGACATTGAAAAATTGAAGTCGTAAGGAACAGGAACATATTGAGATTTAATACCAGTTGCAGTTTGATTAAAATTCTGCATTGTGGTAACTTGTTTTCTTCCTGAATCGTATGATATACCAGTCATTTCAAAAGAAATTCTAGGAATAACAGTATTAATAGACCTTGTAAATGTTGGGTCTTGTGTAATTTTTGTTATGTATTTTTCTTTTGAACCATATGAAAGAGGAACTTTAAACTTTTCATATGAAGTTGCGCCAGATTTATTATACCTTTGTAGGTAAATATCATTGAAAAGTGTGCCAAACGCAACAACAATTTTGCGAATTGAACGATTGTAAAAATGTGCATTACCTAACATTATGCTTCACCAAATGGGTTAACTTCTGTGAAGTCGATAATAGAATCGCCTTCAGTTTGAATTCTAGTATTGTCAATAATATTCTCAAATGCATTGTTATCAAACGCATCGTCATTAATTGTACCTGATGTTGTGTAGTAAGCACCTGAAGTTGCACCAATAGTATTTGATGCATTTGCAAAAGTTCCCATTACACGATAAACATCCAATGTTCTTGCAGATGCAGTTCTTGTCCAAGTGTGAACAGTTGCCTGTGCAGTTGCATTTGCAAGAGTCCTGTCGGGAGATTGAAACACAATTTCATCTGGCGTATAAGTTCCTGCGCCAGTAGAAAGAGACATGGTTAACTGACTTCTCGTATAGTAATCACGGATGTTAGAATCGATTTCATCAATGCCCGTTTGTATTTTTTCATTTGAAAATACAAACTCTTTCATTTTTAAAGCATACAAATAAACATTGCCGCCTCTGCCACGACCTAATGTATAAAACATTGCTTGGTCGTTTTCATGTTCTACAAACATGATTTCCATAAAACTACGAGTGAGAGGAACAAAAACTAAATCACCTTCTCTGGGTCTTGGCAAGTTAGATGCACCGGTAGCATATTTAAACCTACGGCGTGATACCAACATTTGAATTTCATCTCTGACTTCAAGACCAAACTTTGATACAAAGTCACCTTCACCATCAAAACCAGTTACATTTTCCAAATACATTTCAATTGGATATGCAGTCAAATATTCTTTAATAGTATCTTCACCATAAAGATAATCTATTTCATTTCCACTTCTTACTGTTCTTGGAAGATAATAAACATCCATGCCATGAATCTGCATCGATTCAATGACCAAATCCTCAACGAGCAACTGCTCTGAGGTTATTTGTTCAGCAGGAAAATTATTGAAGTAGAAGTTGGTAGGCATTCATCATTATCCAGTAAAGATTTCGCTTGGTAGACTATTGAAATTAAACATATCTTCTTCGATTGATTTAATTTCTTCTTCCGCTTCATCATAGATTTCTTTACCATTTAATGTGACACCACCAGGTAAAGCAACACCGCCAAACTTTTTCAAATTATTTCCCCATTGTCTCTTAATTAATGCAGTTGCATATTTTTTTAAGAATCGGTCGTTCCAAACATCTGAAACACCAGACAATGTTACTGTCACATTATCCACATTTAAACTCATTGGACCAACCAAAGTAATTTGAGACGGTGAGTTAATATTACGAATTTGTTTCGATTCGTTACCAATTGTTATAAAATCATTTTCTAAAACTTCTTGGTCGAAAATTGTGCCATACCCAATAAGAGTATTTGATGATGTGTTACCTGTTACTGTTCCAGTTAAAGTGATTGTATCAGGAACTAATTTACGATAACATTCAATAATAACATATTCACCTTCTTGTAAATCTCTGTCCCAATCAATATCAAGGAACAATTTATTCATGTGACGATTGAATCTAAATTGAGGTGTTCCTGCAAACAATAATTGTAATGAACGAATATGTTGCATTGTAATTTCATATGAAACATAAGATACCGATGTAAAGTCATACAAGTCGTGAAGTCTCAATTGATATCTTAGGTCAAACATATTGATTGATGAGTTTGAATCATCAAACGGCAAGACACCAGTAACAAATGTTACGGCATCGGGTGCGTAAATCCAACGGCGAGACCTATCTTCTGCCGTAATTTTATGTTTCATATAAATTTTTTCCACGCCATCATAGTGATAGTCATTGAAAAATTGTAATGCTTCATCGATTCTATCTTCAACTTGGTCGTCATCCACATTGATTTGAATAACTGGATGTCCCAATTTTCTTAGACAGTAATCTTTAAATTGTGCTCTTGTAGTTGGTTTAGCCATAGTTGAATATTTATCCTAGTGCAATTGCGAAGGCCAAAGCGAGCGGGTCGGTTTCGGTGTATGTTACTGCCGTTTGACTTACCGATGTGATTCTACCAAATTGGTCAATCGTAATCGTTACTGCTGTTGATGAATTACCATAAACACCTGCGGTAACGCCAGACGCTCTTAGTCCCAAGTCAAGTGTATCGGTAGTTGCGTTGGCAAGAATTTGAATACCATTTGCAGTATTGGCAGTAATTGTTAGAGTATCATTATTTGCATCTGCAACAAGACTTGTTCCGTTGGCCGCAACAGTTGTAAATGCTAATTGTGCAGTTTGGTTTGCTTTATTAAAAGCAGCTTGTGCAAAACCAAGAATTTCAACACCACTATCATAAATTGCATCGGCATAAATGTTGCCTGTGACACCTAAACCACCATTTGAAATAATGGCGCCAGTTGAATTTGATGTTGAAGTTGTGGTACTGTTGGCAACAAATGTGTTCGAATATATTACATTCGCACCTGAAATTATACCACCTTCACCTGAACCAGTTGTAATACTTGTTGCAGTTAAATTTACTGTGGTTAAATTTGTCGAAACAATAATGTTTCTTACATTAAGTGTTCCAGTAGTCTTATTGAAATTAAATGCCGAATTTGTGCCAAACGAACCAGCGTCATTGAACTGGATTTCTGTTGTGAGGCCCGCAGGCTGAGTGGTGCGGATTGAACCTAAGGTATTACTTGCAGTTTTATAGTAAAGAATACCATCGGCTCGGTTAATCGCTAACTCGCCGTTTGCGATAACACCTAAGGATGGAGTATTACCTGTTGAACCAGATGACCTAAGTTCAATAGTTGTGTTTGGCATTTAGAATGACCCGCCGCTAGATAATGTTTTTAATGTGTCATTATCAACAGTTTCTTTTTGGCCATTCTCCTCTACGATTTGTTCTTGTGTAATACCTAATTTTTTCTTTGCAGTTTTTGGTAGCATTTCTTCCAACTTCGCAATATATTCTGTTTGTTCTTTTTCTTTTTCTTGCAAAGAAATCGTCACACTTGATAATCGTTCAATCTCACGGCTCTGTTCATTTAAAGCCGTTTGCATACGATATTTTTCGGCATCCGATTTATTTGCACTCTCAATAATAGTAATCTTATTATTTAGCTCATTGGTCAAATTGATATTTTCATCTCTCAACTTAACCAAAGCTTCTTTCACAGGCTCAAAGTCTGCAATTTGTTTTCTTAATTCTTCTGTATGGGCAAGTTGGTCAGACAAATAGGCAACTTGCGCCTGAAATAAGATATTTTGTTTTACAACAGCAACAAAATTGTCAATTGCAGATTCATTATATTTTTCTAAAAACTTTATATCGTTCATAATAAAGACCTTTCATAATCTTAGAAATAACCGCCATTAAGGTGTGCAAATGTTGGAACACCTGAAGCATTAATTTGTAATACATGACCTTCAGTTGCAGAAGTCAATGCAGATAAAGCACCTGTACCGGATGCATTGTCAGAAACAATAACACCTTTGGTAGAGAATGAACTTGCACCTGTACCGCCTCTTGTAACACCTAAGGTACCTGAAGTAATTTGTGATGTATCGATTGCGATTGCAGTATTAGTAATCGCACTTACACGACCATAAACATCAGTTGTAATTACAGGAACATGTGATGCGTTTGCGTATGTGCCTGCGGTGCCTGTGTTTGCCAATGAACCAATCGATGTTCCATTGAATTGTAGAATTGCACCAGTTGTGTAAGTATCATTGTTTGTACCGCCTCGAGCAATCTCAACCAAACCTCTGTCGATTTGATTTGCATCAATAGAAATTGCACTATTTGTTACGGCAGAAACACGACCATATGCATCGGTTGTAACTGTTAATGTTCTATCAGTTGCACCATATGTGCCTGCGGTACCCGTATTTGCGATACCAGATAATCTTGTACCATCAAAGAATACTAAGTTACCTGTTGGGAAGAAGTTAGCGTTTGTACCACCATCTGCAATTGCGATGTTAGCAGTTAGACCTGAAACTGTACCACCAGTTAAGTTAGTAACTAATGTACCAGTAGAGAACGCTAGTGTGTTGACTGTATTTCCAGCAGATGGTTTTTCTGTACCACCAACTAAGAGTTTGTATTTACCAGAATCAGATGCATCACGGAACAATGCAGTATATTTGGTGCCTGAGTTTACATATGTACCAAAGAAACCAATGTCTAATGCATCAGCGGCATTGTTTGCGGATAATTCAATGAGAGAATCTTCTGTGCGAACTGTGGTAACATCTTGAACAACTTCAGTTCCCATGACAACCAAGTTGCCAGTAACTGCCAAACTACCTGTAATTGCTTGGTCGCCAGAGTTACGAATAACAGTATTGTCAACTTCAAACCTTGCAGTATTGTTTGCAGAAAATACTCTTGAGGTGATACCATCGCCACCTTCAAATGTTAATGTATCGGTAAGAAGTGCAAGTGAATCAGTACCTGTATCACCTGCAATGTTCAATGCGGTTGCAACTGAAACATTGGCAGCCTGTGTGATACGACCATCGGCGTCAACAGTAAATGTTGGAATACCTGATGCACCACCATAGTTACCTGCGGTTACGCCTGTATTGGTGAGTTCTAAGTTTAATTCAATGTTCTGTGAACCGTCAAACGATACTGAGTTTGCATCAACATCACCTGTAACACTAATAGTTCTTGCAGTCTGTAATGTGGTTGCGGTGTTTGCGTTACCAAATAATGCAGCTCTTACATATGTTGCGGAGAATCCGCCATCGGTTGCTCGTTTGACGATGACATTGGCCGTATTGGCACTGGTTGCTTCATCTACTCGGTCGACATAGTATTTACCACCAATGAGAATTGGAGCATTTGCACTATCACCAATGAATAATTTACCTGATGTGTTAGAATAGGCCGGTTCAGCAACATTCAGCGTAATTGGAGTTGCGGTAATCTCGGAATATTTTAACTGTATGACGGTATTAGCCATTTGTTATCCTTATTTTCTTAAAAAGTTCCACCGTTGACATTGGTGATATTATTTGAATCTACTGTAATCTGTTTCACGACATATTTTGCCTGTGTCGAATCATAAACAAGAGTTTCACCTTCATCAGGGTCGGATGCATCTACATTCGTCAGACTTCCAAGCGATACTGAAGTCTGAGGTGCAATTGTAACTGAAGATACAATTGTCTTTGTAGGTTTAACCGTTACTACTAAAGCTTCGTTTCCAATTGTCATGTGTTATCACCTTGTAACAGATGGAAGAACGGTAACAATTCCTTCGATAATACGAGTTTTGATGCCAGTTCCACTGGTAATCAAAACATCATATACAAATCTACCTGGAGTAACATTTGCGGTGTTTGCAGAATTCATCGACATGGTAATTTGTCCGGCCGATGCATCTGTAATTGATACTGTAAAACTTATTGCAGTATTTGAATAGTAAGACTTCCGCATCTGTGAAGCAGCAGAATAACCGGCAAGATTTAGAATATTACCAGCAGCATCTTTGAGGTCAAGGACAGTATTAAAATTTGCACCTTGTTCCAATGTAAGTTCTACGAAGCCTGCCAAAGTTTACCCCTTAAAATCGTTTTATCGTCTATTTAGTCAAATCAGGTGCCGACAATAAAAAACCCTGCACAAGGCAGGGTTTCTTTAGATTAGATATGATTATGCAGATTCACGAGCCGCATCTTCAGCGGCAAGTCTTTCATTTCGTTCAGCAGCAGTTTCAACATCTGCTGCCATAACAATATCTTCTTTTGT